TCCCACCTGGTACCTTCGGCTACATATTCGACCACTTCGATGATTGGCAATGTTCCGCTGGCCAATAATTCTCGAATCCAACGGAAACAGGCGCGGTCGCCGCCTGTTTTAGCGTGGTAGATGTGCTCGGCTAAGCGCCTGTCAATTCTTCGGTTGGTGTAACCAACGTATCGAACCTTGAGCGTCCTCGGGCACTTGAGCACATAGATGACGGGCGACATTCGTTCAAATGTATAACGCCCGGTTGTCGTGAGAGGAAACTTCTAGCGTCGCGCCGTGCTTCAATCTGAGAATGGTCTCATCATATTCATTTTTTACAGCCCCCCTCGACTCGGCGTTTTTCAGCGCCGGATGAGAAAAGAAGCGTTGGCGGGCGATTGGGAGAAGGATAGACATGACTTCTTCGTCGTGAAGCGATTCGAACTCGTAGCCAGGATCAGTTTCGCCGCTCGTATCAATGATGCTTGCGTCCACCTGCTCGGCGCGCAGTTTCGCCTGGAAAGTCGCGTCCAGGTGTTGCGACGGCATCGGCGCCAACCGGAAAAACAATTCTCCGTTCCGGCGCCGCTCGACGTAGTAAAGACCAGGGATGCCAGGCCGCGGGCTCGGCGTCTCATAGACCGCGTAGCCCAGGCCGGAATACGGCCGCATGTAACCCATAAACCACCAACGGCGCTGGATCCGGCGAAATTCGTCCAGGTCGCGCGCCGGGTAAATCCTCAAATTGGGCGAGATCGTGCACGGCTCGAGGACTCCGGCAATGTCATCACTGAGAAGCGCGCAATCGGCAAAGACCGTCATGTTCAAGCCGGAGAGACTCGTTCCTTTGTAACCACGCTTGAGCGAGATGTTGTTGCCGGTGATGTCGTCGATCTGGTTCAACTCGGTGTCGCCATCAATCAACGCGCTGCACCCGAGCATCCACGCCGGCGGCATTGTCGATGCGACCGCTGATTGCCCGCCCAACGCTGCTACCGTTATATTGATGGAGAGCGGATCATTGAAGAAAGCCGCTTTCTCGGCGTACTTCATGTCTTGCGGCCCAAATTCCTGCACCGTTTTCAGCGCCGAATTGATCGCCGCTAGAGCTCGGCGCGTATCGTCATCGTCCAGTCCAGGGCGATTCAACGCTTGATCGTTGGCTGGCGCGGTGAACCCGATAACGCCTATGTAACGGAGTAAATCTAAAACGACTTCTTGGCCAGTCACGCTCGCGCCCTATTTACGAAGGCGCGCAAGATGTCAAAAGTTTTCTGACGCTTTCTCGGCAATCGCAGTTCTCAACTGCTCCGTGTTTTTCCCGAACGAATTGATGCCGAGTACGGCTGCTCGTTGTTGAAGCTGCCTGAACTCGCTGGGCGCTTGGTGAGTCTTATCCGGTTTACTTTTCTTCTTCGACGTTTGGGGCGGCGGACGAAATGCCGCCAGCTTCTCGTCAACGATTTCGCTGATCTTCGGGATGATCTTCTCGACCACCGCCGCAGCGATGATCGCAACTGCCGGATGCTGCTCCGGCTCGACCGCTGGGTTGCCCCGCGGTTCCGTAACTGCGCCATTTGGCGCAATATCTCCGGGTTTCGGTTCTTCTTTCAACACGACAACGCCGGCCTCAGTTTTCGGTCCTGGGCCAGCTTCTCGCGCAGTTCCAATTTGCGGTGGTGGTAAATGTTCCTGCGGCAGTTCCCGATGTTCTTCGACCGGCTTTGAAACCCGCTCCTCGACTGGTTGATGGGTGTCTGGCTGTTGCGTGGGCGCTGGTTTTGCGGCACTCGCTTTCATCGGCCCGCTCCCGTCCAGCTTCATTGCGTCATTTGGCGCGTGTTCGTCGCAAAAGAAAAATCTGTCCGAAGTGGCCGTTGCCGGTTTCTGGCAGCGATCGCATTTGTGTGAAGCGCCGCCCTTGGCCTGGATCGCAACAAACTCCGGAACCCATTGCTGATTCGGTGCATTGTTGCCGACGATGTCGTGCGCGTTGGCAAGATACTCCTCCAGCGACATCAGGAGACTGACCCCGCCGTGCTCCGGCGAAGCAACCGCGTGACCGTAGAGCCTGCCGCTCTTGCCGGTTACTGAGTGGGTGTTGGATGAGATGCCGCGATGAACGAGCAGAACGGAGTATTGCATTGCCGCGGATCTTATCGCCACGACTTCGCGTTGAAAAGGGAAAAGGTGAGCGCGTAGCTGCCAGCTCGCGCGCCCACCCTATGGATACACTTTCTTTAGATAGCCTTGACGAAGTCGAACGTCGTGAACCCTTCTGCCGGAGCAGAGGCCGACGAATCGAACCACACAGTGCCGTCCTCGGTCTTTCGCGAGAAATGCGCGTTGGCATTTTCAAGCGGGATTAACGCATTGGGCGCCACGAACACTACTCGCCCATCGCTATTCCCCAGACCGTTCCCTTGAAGGACTGAGACGTGGACCGGTTTCCCGGTCTTGCTGTCAAGCACTACAAATCCTGCTTTAGTTGTCGGTTTCGACATAATTTCCTTTCGTTAAACGATTACGTGACCGCTGGGAACCCGTCAACCGCGTACGCCGACTCGACATACACGTAGTTGGGAGTCTTACCGTCAACACGTTTGGTCGCTGCTGTCCCATAGACAGTCTCAACGCCAATACCGTGATCCATTCCGTGATTACGGGTTTCCTCAGTGCGCGCTGCGATTGCGTTGCGCCCTTTCAGTGAGCCGTGACCCATAATGCCTGCCGCTTCGCCCAACATGAGCGAGCCGCAGAACGGAACGCCGTAGCTGTTGACTTCCACAATCAACGAGCCAACCGGGTGCGAGTCGGTCAGACCGGCAAAATTGCCTGCGCCTGCCGCAACCCAGGGTGCGGTATTCCAAACGATGTTGCCCAACGTTGTAAGCGAGATGCCCGCAGTCGCTGACCGTAGACGGGCCACTGCCACCAGCTTGGTGCCATCGTTCACCTGGTAGGAGTAGAAGCCGATCTTGCCGGCGTTCGCCCCTGTCAGGTTGATGATCGCAACGTAACGCACAGTCGAAGTGTCTGCCGCAACGGTGTTGCCATTGGTGAACACGTACGGAGCGTTCGAGAAGAACTCGAAGTAGTTCGGCGCCGGAACCAAAGTAGCGCCGGTGTTATCGCCGCCTCCGTAGATCGTCACAGCGTTATCGTCCGCCGTGATCGCTTGTCCGAGGAACGCCCTCGCCAGCAAGGTCGATCCGACCGAGCCGTAGTTGGCGTGATCTTTCAGGTACCAACGGTAAATACCGTGCCCATCCCAATCGGTGAAGTCACCCTTGAACAACGCATTGCCATCACCGCGGACTCCCGCGTACTGCAACGCTTGCAAGTAAGCCGTCTCGCTTTTCAACGAGGCCAGTCCGTACTGGTGACCGAAGAAAAGATACATCTCGATGTCCGCGCCTACCTTGGACTTGCCGAGTTTGACTGGCTTCGCGCCCAAGCCCGAGGCTGCAAGCCCCGCCCTGGTGATTGTCGTTGTGCCGATCGTGTCGGCTGTCCGCAACGATTCGCGAGTCGATTTGAAGTTCGGCCGAACAATGTTGCTCGCCGTGGCCGTAGCCTTGAGGATCATCAGCATGTCCTCACTTTTCTTCAAGCCGAGACGCTTGCGCAGAAGCTGATTGGACAGGTTGTCGAACTGACTGCCAATGACAGTCTCCTCTTTCGACACGTCGGTAATACCGACGCCGTACCATTGCCGCCCGATTCGCACCGGGAAGCTGCCAATCCTCAACTTTTCTTCGTGACCAATTCGGTCGCCCTCTCCCTGGGTGCCCGGCCCTCCAAGGCCAGCCATCGTCGGGATATTGATGGTGTTACCATCAACTTTGGTCATGTCGTCGTTCCGAATGAACGGCTTACCGGATCCAGGGCCTCCGATCATGTTGTCGTAAAAAACGTTTTCCTGGTCCGCGCCCATCATAATGCGTTTGACCCAAAGCTCCTCCTGAGCTTTAGCGTCCAGCGCAAGCAGATTGGCAACGGTAGAAACGTTGACCTTGGCATAGGAATCCCCAAGGACGGGATTAACGTGTGCCACACTGAAAAACGCCGATGCAACCTGTGTCGCAGTCAGCGCCGCCAGCATAGCGGTGAAGTAGAGGGCAAATGTCACCCTCAGAGTGATTGTTTTAATAGAGTCTCCTCTTGGTTCTAAATTCTTTGTAGGAGGATTCCCCGATGTCCTGCCAGTAAGGCGACGTTAGACAG